TAAGAAACCTATTTTTTTTAGATTTTTTATCAGATTTATTTTTAAATTATTTTCAAATTTTATTTAGATTTTTATTTAAATTTTAATTAGAATTTTATTCAGAATCTTTTTTAGATTTTATTTGAATTTCTAGTCTGGATACCCTGTATAACAGGAATATAATCACAGCACTCTGGAAAGCATCGTATAGTTCCATTACTTCTTCCTCGACATAAATACTAGTAAGGCTAATACCAATAAGCCCATAAGATAGGCTACTGGTGTTGGAACTGGAGCGTCTAGGTCTATCATGACTGCTCTCCGCTAAAACCTTTATTGCACTTATATGGTCCTGGACAACTCATTGTCTCAAAGACATTGCGGTCATGTGCTCTAGCCATGTGTGCTCCATGAACATATCCATCTACCCACACTGTTGAGTATAGATACCTATGAAATATACTGGCTAGTAATAACCTTATTTTCTTATTCATTATTCTCCTAAAGTAATAATTGTCATACAGGGATAGGGAATGTAGATTGGCTCTTCTATGCCAGCAATTCTAGCAATCTCATGTACGAGTTCTGTACAATGTGAACATGCTCTGTCATCATACGGACCGTTCATCGGTGAGTGTAGTTCTCGTACTCTATCCATACCAGCAAGTGGGTGCTCTACATAAGGCTCTTCTCCCCATTCATACCAGTCTATCTCTTCTGGCTTATATCCAGCCTCTCCTGGAAGCCCTGGACAATCATGAGTTAAATAGTCATTTACCTTAGCAAAGTCACCGTTACATCCTGGACATAAAACATCAAACATTATTTAACCTTTGTTTCTGTGTAAATTACTCTTTTAATTCCGTGAGACTCAATAGCCGTTTGGCATATAATACAGGGCTTACTATCCCTATCATCGCCTTTATTATTAACTCTAGCTACATATAGGATAGCATTCCTTACGCTACCACCAGCATCCCTTATAGCCTCAATCTCAGCGTGTCTGGAGCACGATGTCTTAATGTGCTCTGGAGATACAATATTGGGATTATTAGTATTCTTATTGTATCCTGTGCCTAGAACTCTACCACCCTTTACGATGATAGCTCCATGCTTCTTCTTAGCCTCAGACTTAGTAGCAAAGTATCTTGCTACCGACAAATAGGCATTATCCTTCTTACTCAAATTAGCGTTGCCCTACCAGCATTATGCTGATTCCTCCTCAGTTACGATTTCACGCTCATAAAACCCAAAGATATGTAGCATAACCTTTTCACGGATATACTCCATCTCATCCTTTGATGGTGGTCTCTTTAGGTCTTTCTCAAACTTCTCTACTAGAGCATTGAACATAGATAAGGCATCTTCTGCTAATTGCTCTTCAGTCTTGTTTTCCATCGCCATATTCCTTAACTAATCTTACAGTATCACATGGGTATGTGACATATGTTCTTCCTGTATTGTCCCTACAGTATGAACAAAAATCTATTGTACCAAGCCTTTTAACTGTATATGACCAAGGCTTGTGCATCTCTAAAAGCTTTTGAGAAAGACTATTAGAATAGTTCGTCATCTGTAAATTCTCTCAAAACATCTTCTGGGAGATTAAGTTCCTTTAGCTTAGCCTTTAGCTTTTCTAGCTTCTTCTCAAGCTTTTCAATCTTGTTTTGGTAGTAATATTCGGTAGCGTGTCGAAACATTAGTTCTTCACCCTCTTGCGATTAGAAACCTTTTTAGACGCTACCTCGTCCTCTAATACATTAATACGCAACTTGAGATTAAAGTTTTCTTCCTCAAGGTCTTGAATCTTTGTGCCTGTCATCAGTACACCGATGAACCAACCCATTGCTGCGCCAATACTTAATACTAACCAAAATGTTAGAATGTCCATTATTTCTCCTTATGACAAGAGCAGTTACACTCTTGTTCTATATTATTCCAGTCTATGTATTTAGTTCTACATGTCTCGTGGTGACCAGTTGTACACCAGCCAAATTTAGTGTTGTGTTTAACTGCGTTGGGATTTACTCCCTCAGCTCTCTTCCTTCTTCGTGGCAAGTCTTAATCCTTTTACATCTTCTTGAACTAGGAGTAAAGCATACACGAATCCTTCAAGAAAGTCAAGGTTAAAGTCCTCATTCTTTCCTGCGCTGTTGATATGTTCATTAATCCTAGTGTATAGCCAAGAAAGACTATCTAAAGTATCTTCCATCATCTACCTTCATCATATATAGTTCTGCATCGTTAATTGCTCCGTTGTGTGTCCAAGTCCAGCCACCCATGTATGGTCCAGCTATTTCATCGTACACAACCCAATAATATCTCTTACTAAATAGGCTACGAATTCCAGTAGTTCTTAATTTAAAAACCTGATACTTCAAGGAATTCCCTTTCTATGTGTGTTGTCCAATAGTATGTACACTTGTCGGGACAGCATACATAGTTCATAAATGTTTTACCCTCGTCCTCATACTGAGCATAATGTATGGGGTCCTTTTCCCAGAGACGACCACGATGAGTTATAACTACACGATTCCATTCTGAAGCATTAAGCATCCAGTAAGGATACCCCTGAGCATCATTGGCAAAGTGCCTATCATATAGGTCTTGGATGACCGCCCAATTCTTTTCCCACTTGTAACCACGATTCTGCATTTCATCACGAATCGCACGAAGGTATGAGTATAGGCTAGTTTCGTAGCCTTGAAACATCTTAACTGCAGGGTGATTATACCAACCCTTGCCAGCCTGTTCTCCAGCCAGTACATTCATAATCTGACGACCTTCAAGTAGTTGCTTGACTAGTCGCTTGGTGTCTAATACTTCTGCACATGCAGCAAAAGTATGTTCTGGTAAAAATACTTGCATTTTATCCTTTTTTCGAAGAGTTAAGTATAAACGATGTTAGTGCGGAAATGTAAGCTTCCGTGTTGATAAATAGGTCATCAACATGTGTATTAGTATACTCGAAACCACACGCTTTGTCAAGGTGAATCTTTAAAGATTGTGTCAGTAATTCGATGAACTCGTCAGTCGAATAGTGTGTTCTCACCAGAGTCTCCTGACGATTCTACATAAATATCCACAATGCCATTTTCCTTTAGCCAATTAAATGTAGACATAAGATACTCTCGTGACTCACAAGTGCTGCATCCGCAGTATGGGTCAAAGGATGACCATCCGACTGGCACCTCTTCACCATTTAATTCTTCTAGGCAATACATCATGTGTTCTTCAACATGCTGTTCCAGTCTTTCAGCCTCAGACTGTGTTAGTTTAATCTCAATCATTTTACCCATGCTTCCGTTTGGAATCGATATATTGGACAAAAATGCTCAACGCTTTCCTTTACGACAATTGCGCCATAAATAAATGTAGAGTCATTTCTTTTCTTTTGGTCAAACACTACTGCAAAGATTGCATCATCTGCACTTTGCCCACCCTCAAGAATGTCGCAAACAAAGTTTGACATAGCCAAAAGCTTTTCGTCACTCTGTAGTTGCACAATCTCATGCTTAGTGCTTCTAACTGAATCAAGATATTCTTCTTTTAGCTTATTTTTCTCATATGCTGATAGGCTGCTTATAGTTGATGTCATAGCGATTGCAATAGCAATAGTAATAAAAAAGTTTTTCATAGGATTATGTTACCACTTTCATTCGGTTTTGTCAATAGGAAAACCCTCCCAATGTAGGGAGGGAAATCCATGGGTTAAAGTATACTATCTCTTAGCTCTTTTGTCAACCTTAGCAAAGGCTTCATTTACTTCATCTTTTGAAAGCTTTCCATCTTCAAGGTAAGCTCTGGCTAGAGACTCAACAACTGTTGCCACGCCAATGCCACCAGCGAGCACTGCTGCTTGCCAGACTTCAATGCCGACAAGTGAGCCAGCACCGATTACGCTGAGACCAGAGGCTGCAAATACTGCAATAATTCTTGAAAGAATATTTTTAACATTATTCATCCTTGTCCTCCTCTCTGATTCCCATAGAGACTAACCAAATTAAAACTGACCAAAGAATTGCCCAACCAACTACCGTCTTGGCACTTCCTTCAAGAACTACCCAAGCGATAAACATGCCTAGTAGGGTGAATGTCTGGTTGAGAATCTCTTTAAACCAATTAAATAGCCATTTCATCTATCTTATCCTCCCTACCATACTTGTTGTTGTAAGCACCTGACCAGCAATAACTGCTGCTATAACAACTTTCTGAGACTCTTCTCGCTTTTCTGGTGTCATATCTGCACCAATGTTTGCGAAGGCGGTAAGTGCCTTTCCTGGGTCTGTAAAGACCGCTCCGAGAATCTCTGATGGATTCTCGAAAACTTGTAGTGCGTCTGCTACCTCTGCCGTCAAAACTACGCCATTTTCTAGGGTGACGGGCTGGTCTGGTGGCAGCTCTGAGTAATCAATTCCCATTTCTACAAGAACATCCGCTGGAATTGGCTCAGATTCATATTTATTTAATAATTCATTTATAGTTTCTGGTTCTGGCTTCTCTGTAGGCTGCACAGAAGGCTCTGGTTGGGGTTCTGGGGCTGTTTCTTCTGGAGTTGGCAATATGGTAGGCTCTGGCTCTTTTGTGGGCTCTATGGTGGGTTCTGGGGTCGGTTCTATGGTTGGCTCTGGGGTTGGCTCCACAGTAGGTTCTACGGTCTCCGTTGGACTTGGAGTAGGCTCAATTGTCTCTGTAGGGGTAGGAGTAGGCTCTACTGGACATTCTGTAATATCAAACACTAGAGAACCATCCCAGCACTGCACATCTGGTTCTGGGACAATTGGGTCTTGTGAGAAAACTGTTGCTGGAACAATCTGAATATCCTGTGCAAATGGTGTAGTCCAGAATAATCTAGCATCTGCACCTCCACCAGACTCATGCTGCAAAACCTTTATCTCATAAGAGACTCCAGCCTCCAGCTCTATCTGACCAGAACCATTGTATAGCCATGCTCCCTGTTCCCACCAACTATATACAACATCAATACCGTTTATTTTAACAATCATTCCATCATCGTTGCTTGTGTAAAATGTATATAGTCCTGTTTCTGGAGCTGTAATATATCCTATCCATAGGTTTGTAAAGAATTCAGGGTTATCTGGGTTACATTCTGTGGCGTTACCGCCCCATGAGTAATCTATTGTGTTTGATACTGTGCAATATGTATAATTATTTGTATCAAAATCTGGGGATATTTGGTCTGTATATGCTACATCTATTTTTGAATACCATTTAAGTCCAGGCTGCGTGAGAGCATATGTTGGTGAGATAAGAAAAATTAAATAAGAAAGCATTATTGGTGCTAAAGCAACAAAATTTAAGACCTTCTTCTTCAATTACCTTTCTCCTAAGCAGAATCACTGCTAGGTTAATTATACTTCAGATTAAGCCTAAATACGAAAAGGGGACAGGAATGCCCTGTCCCCTTCTCTGTTGACATTAAAAATCAGTACCAATTTTTTGATTTGAAATGTGCATAAGCACCACAAGGAGTTGTATATCTTAGTTTAATATACTTAGCACCCCATCTAATTTGTGTTGCTGGATTAGTCTTCCAGTCTGCTCCTTCACTAGCCATCTTATGACCAGGAAGAGACTGAGGAATTCCGTATGCAGATGAGCTTGGATTGTCAGCGGTGTGACTCCATCCACTCTCGTGCTGCCATAATGCATCTAAACACTTAAACTGAGAACCATTCCACTTGTACTTTGACTTAATGAAATATCTAGCATAAAGCTTGTTTGCATTAGGAGTTCCTAGTTTGACTTGAATCGTTGCTGTATTTCTGCTACGGCTTACAGATTCTTTTCGCACTAAAGACCTACTAGCAAGGGTCTTGTCTTGACCCTTCAGCTCCTTTAACTTAGCATCAGAGATAACTACTGATGACTTTGCCTCAGAAGCTTGAGCAGGGTCTTGACTTTGGTTTGACCCTACTACGGCTAGAGTTACTACAATGAGTGTTGTTGCCATTTTCATAGCCTTACCACCTTTCGCAACCGCCCTCGTAGGACAGTTTTATCTTATTGCATGTGGAATAGACTCACCTTTTGCGAGGCTTGAAACTTCCACATACATACATTCTACACTAAGGTCTGACAATTTGTCAATCCCAGTGTAAGAAATGCCTGATTTAATACCATTTTTGAAGGTTTCTAGGGTATCTCTTACATTTCCCTTGTATGGAATTGTGGTAGATACTCCTTCAACTACTGATACATTACCTCGTGAACGCTGTGCATCTGCACTAGCCATTCCACGAAATTCTTTACTAATTGGATTACCATTTGAATCGTAATGGGTCTCTCCTGGAGACTGCTTATGACCTGCTAGTAGTGAGCCCAACATAACTGCATGAGCCCCCGCAGCAAATGCCTTTACAGCATCGCCCGAATTCTTAATACCACCGTCAGCAATAATTGCTGCATCCCCATCTTGCCACTTATCTGCAATATCCATAATAGAAGCAAGGGTAGGAATACCATGCCCAGTAACAATACGAGTTGTACAAGCAGAACCACCACCAATGCCAACGCGGATTGAATCTGCACCAGCATCACTCAGACGCTTGAATCCATCCCAAGTTGAAACATTGCCAGCCATAATATGCACACCAAGAGATGATAGATTTTTTACAGCCTTAATTGCATTTTCATTATGACCATTTGCTGTATCTACAATTAAACCAACTGCACCATTATCAACAAGCCTTTCTGCGTGTTCAAGATATTTACCCGTAGCACCAACAGCAAAAAATGCAGCATAGTGTCCAAGTGTTGCTAGTATTTCTAATTGTTCTTTCTCAGACATGTATCTGTGGATAGAGCCTACTGCGCCTAGGTCTGCTAGTGTTGCAGCCATTTCTTCTCCACACACCGTATCCATCGGTGCTGCAATGATTGGAAATGATAGACCAATCTTATGCTTCTTACCAAATACCATAGTTAGGTCAATGTCGTGACGACTACTTACATTAGAGTGCTGTGGCACAAGCAAGATGTCATCAAAGGACAAAGCCTTATCAATATACTTCTTCATATTCCCTTATCTATTCCAACATTCTGTGTTGTTAATTGCTAATTCTTTATTGACCCAGATTTGGTCTTCAATTTCCCATCCCCATTCATAAGATAGGTCTGCAAGATAAAACCCATTATCTTCCATAAACTTCTGAACTTCTAGGTTGTTTCTATGTGCAGGATGCAAGCGATGCTTTTCTGTTTCTAAATGAAGCAGCTTGACATTACGAAGGTTATCTTTAAATCCCTGGAGAACTTGCCAAGTATAACCTTCTGTATCAACCTTCACAACATCGATGATTCCATCGGTCAGACCAATTGTATTCAAAAAGAAGTCCATTGTCAAGACAAAAACTGGAATTTGTTCTATATGACCTTGAAGGTCTGCCTGTCTTGCAATCTTTTCAGAGTAGAGTGTCGAGCAACCTTCATAGTCTTCTCTTTCATGCGCTACCTTCATAAACATATCGGTCCCATTGAAATCTGAAATAGCATTTGAATATACTTCAAAGAATCCATAGTTATTGATAGTTTTTTCTACTGCTGCTGGATTTGCATCAATTGCAATTAATCTATTAATCTTTTCTTTGCCTAGATTTTTAGATAGGTAAGCTAAGTCATGCCCATCCCTTGTTCCTACATCAATAATGATTTTAGCTCCATCGCCAAAGAACTTTCTAAAGTTAGTTACCACTGGCTCCAATGGATTTACATTAGGAAGATGTCCCACTAATACTCCTTAAATAATCTTTCAATGTTTGTGTTGTTCCGTTCCAAGTCAGACTCTTGTAGCCGTCTCGTGCGGTTGTTGGGTATTTTACCCTACATGCTTGAGATACAAAGTCTTGAAATTCATATACGCTGTCTGCCACTATAACAAACTCAGATGAAATAAAGTCTTCGAACCCTCTGAAGGAGGTTGATGTTCCTACTACTGGTCTGCCAGACACAAGAGCTTCTGCTGTTTTAAGATTAGAGCCACCGCCATAAGGGATTGGCAAAGCAATAACATTTGCAGACTCAACCAATTTATCTAGGTCATCGTCTGATACTTTACCGAGAAAAACAATTCTAGTCTGTCTTTCTTCATTATACTCTTTGCCAAGATTACCCCTAAGGGCATCGCACATTGTTCCAACAAAAATTAGATTAGTATCTGGTGGAAGCCACTCTGTTGCATCGCTAAGGTATTTAATTGAGCCTTCAATGTTTGGTGGATGTCCACTTCCAACTATAAGGGCGTAGTGCCTATTAGATGTTACATAACTTAGTTTTGCATTTGTGCCATTGTTTACAGAAACTACATTGTTTGCGCCATTTCTTCTAAACCACTCAGCATCTCTTTCAGTTACACAAATAACCAAATCGGACTCCTGAGCAATTTCAATCTCGGTGTCCTCCAAGAAATCAATTACATCATTAATTGTTTTTTCTGGAAGTCCAACCAATAAGTCTCTCTTAAGCATAAACTCAATGTTGTGGCTTGAATGAATAACTTTAACCTCTGGATATCTTTTCTTAAGCTTCTTTACTTCAGTCCACATCCAAGGATGGTCAAAGATAATAGCATCTGGGACTCCATTAAGGAATCCTTCGATACCCATATCCTTAAACAACATTCTAATATCATCTAACTGACCATGATTAGCCTTCATAAAGTCTGGCATATCTAGCCAAGCAAAGTGCAGTTGATTGCAGTTTACTACATATGATTTAGGAAAGACTTCTGCAATTGCCTTACTAATCTCTCTAGACCTTATAGCCCCTCCCCATTCACCGTCTGCTGGGAATGGGGAAAGGGAAACAACTACAGCATTCTCGGGCAAGCTAAACTGATTGTCTGAATATGCCCTAATTGTTTTCATAATCTACCACCTGATACTCAATGAACTCTTCATTCTCAAGATATTCTTCGTGTTCAATGCCATCTTTAAACCAATGAATTTTTGAAAAGTATGTACCATATTGTAAAATAACTCCAATACATTCTTCATCAAATATCCATACCTTATCTCCGTGACTCATTTCATTCCTCTTCCTGGGGGGTCTCCTTTTGCACCATCAAAGAATACCTTTGTTGCGCCAAAGGAAATTAGAATATCTCTTAGTTTATGTAGATATTCTAAAACTGAAACCTTTTGTCCATCAGATAGAGCCATAATCTGATTTTCATAGATACGAATTGCTAGGTAGTCTGGAAACTCAACTAGGTCAATTGCGATACCTGCATACGGTGGTTTAACAGACCTTACAGCCTTTTTCATTTCTGGAGTAAATTTGTGCTTACTCATCTCTCACCGCTGCCAAAATCTCTTCCCAAACTTCTTTAGTCTTGTGTGCATTACGAGACTTGCTAATTTCACCATCAACAAAGAATACTCCACCAAAGACTCCATTAGCCTTATATGGTTCTTGCATCTGTGTTGCATAATCAAAGCATTCTTTGATTACTGGGCAGTGTAGACAGATAGTATTATCTATTGTTTTTGCTAGGTCTGAATCTTCTTCATACTTATCAAAGAATAGATTAATATCTAAACCTACACACTTAGCTTTTAGTCTCCATTCATCATCGAACATATCTCTGTGGAACCTTCCAGCCATCTTTGCCTGGAGTGAATCGCTTTTCAAAGCCCCAGCGACCATTGTATCGTGAACCACGCTTATCGTATTCTGCCGATGGGTCGTATTTAAAATCTACAATGTCCCAGCCCTCCCAATGAAGAAACTTGTTATTGTTGACAACATTGTGAGCCTGTTCGTAATTAATTGTAATCATTTTATCTTTCTGTTAGTATTTATAAATGGACGAATCGACCCCAAGAGATTCAGCTTTGTGAATCATGGAATCTAGGGTCATAATAATATCAGACTTCTTGCAGAATAGCAAGACATGATTGATATCATATTCTTCAAAGTTTTCCAAAACATGTTTGTGGTTTACCTTTGAAAACTTAATTTTAACTCCCTTTTGACGGAAGTAGCGGATTGTCTTATTGTTGAACTCTGCAACAAAGTTATTAATGCGGTATGGACCAGCAGTTAATAGTTCGATGGTCTTAGTAGAGTCAGTAATCTGGTTGTCAATGGCAACTACTACTCCACGCATAAATGTATTATAGTCGTCAAAGTCATGACTACCATAAATAAGGATTTTCACTTTCTTACCTTTCAGTTAGGTATAAATTGTATCAAATTATAATTGTTATGTCAAGGTTATTCGAATGGTAGGAACTGAGTTCCATCCCATTGCTGACCAATGTAAATAGGTTCTGTTGAATTTTCACATACCGCTACATATGAAGCTGCTGGATTATTAAATACACAAGCATCATATGCTTCCTGTGTATGTTCCCACATGTCTACCATGTTAAATACAATACCGTTTTCATCAACACATGCTAGTGGATGATTACCAATGTGTTCCATATTTCCTCCTAGTAGTATACATAAATTGCTCCTGCAACTCCAGCACTACCTGCAGCGCCTTGTGCTCCACCTGGAGACTGAATGCTTCCACCGTTTCCACCAAAACCATATAGTGTAGATGTTACAGTTGCTCCAGCAACTACAGATGGAGATGTTGGACCATATCCACCGTTTCCAGCGACTGGACTTAAATGATGGTTGGTTGTTGATAGTGGTGTTCCATAAACTGCTGGATAGCCATTAGTTGGACTCACAACTGATGTTGCGGATGTATTTCCACTTGCACCAGCCCCTAAAGTTCCAGTTACTTGGTAACCAGCAAGACCAGATGTTCTTGTAATTGAAAAAGAATCAACAAAGTCAAAGTAGTCATATACCGACATAGTTCCGCCAGCGCCACCTGCACCACTGCTGTTAGTTGCTGATGTTCCACCAGTTCCTCCAGCTGCAGTTAAAACATTTCTAATTCTAAGATTTGTAATAGTTCCATTGGTAAAACCAGCTGCATTTAGCTTAATTGCAGTTGAGCTTGTTACCTCAATGACTGTTGCAGTTCCAGTAATAGAACCAGTTCCGCTAGTTGCTACAACAGACATACCAGGGCTTAGACCATTAGTTGAGGATAGACCAGTCACATTTGCCTGAAAACTTGTAATTGTTGAAACAGTTCCAGATGCAGAAATTATCTTATCTACTGTAATTGTAGTGCTTCCACCATTTCCACCAGATGTAGGAGAAGCTGACCCAGCAGTTCCAGCAGTGCCAAGTGAAAGGGTGTAAGATGTGCTTGGGTCAATTGGCACATCCTTATATACTGCAATCTTTCCAGCAGCTCCTCCGCCACCAGCAGCCTTTGTATTTGTGGATGTAGCAAAACATCCAGCACCTCCACCACCACCGCCAACTATTACGAATGTTGCTGCGGTAACTCCAGCAGGAGATGTCCAAGATGTACCAGATGTAATTGAAGAGCGATATCTTTGAGCGTAATCATTTACTTGTCTTGAATTGTAAATAAGCTCATCATCACCATTACCAAGGGTAGTGTTTCCATTAACAACTAGGTTTCCAGAAACTGTAATATTTGAGTTACTATAAGCGTCCCATGTGCTGTTTGTTGAGTTCCAAACCCATGCTTTATCACCTACAGTATATACTTCACCATTGGTTGGTGAATTTGGGAAATTAATTGGCATTTATATCTCCTAAAAGAATTTGAACTTCTTCTTCTGTTAAACCTAATTTTTGCAAAATCTCTGCTTTTCTATCTTGTATGTCTTGCTCTTGTTCTTCAACAAAAACTTCTTCAACAATATTATGCAGTGGATGGTCGTGCTCCGCAGAGCAGTCTTCACAATATCCACCAATTCCATATGTTACTATATATCCCATTATGCCTTCCTTAACCAAACAGTAGGTGAGTTACCACTAGTACCATTTGTTACGGCAGTAGTAGGGAACGCACCAGTAATAGAGTTTTGAGTCCAACCAATTATCTGACCACCACCAGTAGTATTTGTACCATGGAAAGTTTGGTAGTAAGCAGTAATGCTTGTTCTAAAGTTAGGGGTAGTTCCATTAGTTTGACTATTAAACGCAAGCCAATAAATACCAGCAGATAGTGTTTGATTGATGGTAATTTCATAAGCTGTATTAGAAGCCGTAACAGATACTGTTCCAGCATCTAAAATAAGCGAATTAGGCTTTCCACTACTATCATTATAAATACCAAGTCTAACAGTTGAAGTTCCAGCATGGGTAGAACCGCTTCGACAAGTAATGCGGTCAAATGTTGTAGTTTCAGGAACAACGAGTGGAAGGAAGTAAATTACATCCTCTGTAACGCTCACTGAAGAGTTAGAGGCAGGTGCAGTATAGTAGTAGGTACTGACCATTGAAATTGTATCTTTTGGACCAGCTGGACCGACAAACCCATTACCAGAAAAATCTACCCAAGCGGAACTGTCACCATCATTTACATAGGTATACATAATACCTGTATCTGAATCTACCCATCTGTCACCAGCCGTAGGAGATGATGGCGCAGTAGCAGAATAAGTATACCCTCCAGAGCCACCTGTTCCATTGGCTGCCGATGTAATTCTACCCTGAGCATCTACTGTAATATTAGCATTTGTATATGAACCTGCTGTAACTGCAGTATTAGCCAGTGCAATAGTAACTGCAGAAGAACCATTATATGATGTTCCAGAAAGACCAGTTCCAATAGTCAGAGCATTTAGATTGCTTCCTAGAGAGACACCAGATATAGTGCTATTTGCAAGTTTTGCATTTGCAATAGAACCAGCAAGCATTGTATTAGTTACAGAGCCTGTATCTCCAGTGGTTACTACAGTTCCAGTCACATCTGGGAATGTAATTGTTCTATCTGCTGTTGGATTAGTTACAGTAATTGTTGTTTCATTTGCATCATCTGATGAGCCTTCAAATATTAGAACATCTGATGCGCCAAGAGTTAGATTTCCATTAACCAATACGCTATGGTTAATTGTAGTTGTTCCTGTAGCAGCACCAATTGAAAGTGCTGTTGCTGCACGAGCAAAGTTTACAGTAGTAGCGGTTGTATTAATAAGGTCAAAGCTAGTAGAGCCAGTTGTAAGACTTGTAGTGATTGCAGGAGATGTGCCAAAAACAAGTGCTCCAGAGCCAGTCTCACCTGTAACTGCTGCTGCTAGGTTAGCAGATGATGGGGTGGCAAGGAATGTTGCTACACCTGTACCAAGACCAGTAATAGATGTGCCGATTGCATGGTTATGGCTATCGTCTGATACCGTAACAGAAATTGAGGTAGTTCCAGAACCAGATGCATCTCCAGAAAGAGTAATGGTTTGGTTAGCAGTTAAATATGTGCTTGTGTCTAGAGACCATGTGTTTGCTGCTGTTTTCTTTAGGAATCCAGATGTCCCAGCCAATCCAGCGATTGCTGTTAGGTCTGCGTCAAGTGGTTGGTATGTTGATGCTGCACTAGATGTTGTAAGGTAGTTTGAAGCAGTTTCAGTAGCCATTGTGCCAAGACCAAGAGTTGTTCTTGCTGTAGAAGCATCTGCATCATCAACAAGTGAACGACCAAAGGTTGTAAATGTAGCAAGTTCTGCAGTTCCAGAACCAGTGAAATATGGAACTCTGTCTGCTGCAGATGTTAGACCTGCAATAGCAGTAAGTTCTGAATCTAATGGCTGGTATGTATTAGATGCAACAGCAATAGTTACTGTATCTGTAGTTGAATCGCCAGTAACAGTAATACCTGTTCCAGCGGAAAGAGTAAGGGTATCTGATGTTGAATCAGCAACTGGGGATGTTCCAGATGTAGTAGCAATGGTAGTAAATGAATTAGATGCTGAACCACCTGCAAGATTAGTTCCTGCACTTGCTCCACCAGCAGAAATATCTAGATAGTATCCACGATTTGTTCCGCCAGTTTCAAAGATTCTAACTTTATTTTGAAAAACATCAATCGTAACGCCAGTAGTAAGGGTAGTATTCGTTACAGATTTTGAAAGGAAGATTTCTCCACCCTCATCACCAGATGAGTTAGTTGATTTTAACTGAGCAGATGTTGATACATTTCCAGTAAAATCTGCTCCAGACAGCAGTGCATAGCTTGAAGATGACTGTGTAGCCATTGTTCCAAGACCTAGGGTAGTTCTTGCTGCTGCAGCATCCGCATCATCTACAAGAGAGCGTCCAAAAGATGTGAAGGTAGCCAAAGAAGCTGTTCCTGAACCAGTAAAATATGGAAGTCTGTCAGCAGCTGAGGTTAGACCAGCAATTGCTGTAAGTTCTGAATCAACTACTTGATATGTATTTGAATCTACAGAACCATCTGCTTTAAGGAACTGACTTGATGTTCCACCCTGCTTAACAATAGAGTTACCATTAATAGTATTACCAAAAATTGTACCCCATCGCTTAGCAGATGTACCAATATTATAGGTATTGTCTGCATATGGTTGGAATGTACCATACATGTCACCGCCATCGCGACCTAGGAAAACTTCTTTTGCTAGCGTTCCGTTGTATGTAAGAAGCCAAATTTGAGCAATTCTAAATGCGCTGCCACCAGTAGATGCATAGTCATTAAATGTCCAACGCATCTTAGTAATTCCAGTTGCACCAGCATTTACGCTTGCGGTATATGTTGCATATGCATAGTTAGTTACAGACTCAACCGTTGTCCATGATGTGCCATTATAAGTTTCAAGGGTGATGCTCTTTGCTCTCCAGCCAGCATTACCAAAAGAAATACCAATCTTATTTCCATAAGTAAATGTCTTATGAAATGTTAATTCAATAATCAATCCGCCTGGAACATTTGTAGTTAGGTCAGATGGTGTCCAGGTTGCATATGAGGGTGAGCCATCGAGAATTGCGGTAGGGAAAGAGCCATAGTTAATAGTGGCACTTCCTCCTCTTAGGGTTAGATAAGCAATATCATTACTAAGGAATGGCAATACTGTTGTAGAACCTTCTGGATGAAGTTCGATAAAAGAGTTTTGAACAGAGCCACCAGATATATATCCACCACTATTAATAGCACTTAGGTTTATACCACTAGTGGAAAATAGCCCAGAAGAATCTCTAAGGACAACATTAGATGCTGTATTCGAAGATGTAGCATTATATGTTGCTGATGTTCCAAGTCCAAGGGTAGTTCTAGCTGTAGATGCATCTGCATCATCTATAAGAGAGCGACCAAATGTTGTAAAGGTAGCAAGTGACGCAGTTCCAGAGCCAGTAAAATAAGGTAGTCTATCGGCAGCAGATGTGAGACCTGCAATAGCCGTAAGTTCAGAGTCTAGGGGCTGTAGACCTGCTTCTGTGGCAGTTTGATTAATCCAAGTTCCATTTGCAGAGTTATAAGCTAATACTTCATTATCTGCTGGTGAAGAAATCTGCACATCTACAATGTCATGAAGGTGGCTTCCAGGAATTGCTCGAACTAAAATTCTTCCAGATGATGCGTTTACTCTTGTAATAGCAGCAACTGGAAATGTCCAGTTAGGTGCTGATGGAGCAACATCTGTTAGTGCTCCTGGGGTGCTTGGGTCAATGTATAAAAGGTCTCCAAGTTGCCAGCCAGTTGCTGTTGTGTCAATTTGATTAACAAAACCAAACTGTGTTACAAATCCAAATCCATCTGCTGGAATTTCTTCTGCTGTAATACCAACAAGTGTGTAAGGTTCGTATGCTGATGTAGAAATAGCTGGTGTAACTGTAACTGTATCACCCGTTGCGCCAGCAAACATAACGGCTTTACCTTTAGCAATAGCAACAGAGGCAGATGAGTTTTTAACTCTAATTACATGCTCTTGACCAATTTGTAGGTCTACACCAGAGTCCAACTGAATTTTTAATGTTTCAAAATCTGTGTCCCAAGATAAAGTTCCAACATCAGAAGATGTGGTTTCTGGGGTTGTGTCAAATGTTACATAGTCAGTATTAGTTATAGCAACATCGTCAGAGTATGCGAGATTGACCCAATCACCATTCTTATATACCCTAACTCTATCGTCAGTAGTATTGTAATAAACATCTCCCTCATCCGCCGATGCAGGGTTAGATGCCAAACTCAACAGATTGATTGGAACATTAAATTTACGATTACTAGCCACTATACCTCATCCCAATGACAATTACATTTGCACACGGTAACAGAGTATGATGAGTTACAGACTTCATGCATATTCCCCAAGCAACTAAGACTTCTTTCCCTTTGGGAAAAATCTACCTTGCCAGAGTTTTGCGGCTTTGTCTGCTTCCGATGCGTAAAGAGCCTGTTGCTGATTGAGGGCAGCACCACGAGAGGTATGACACCCAACCACTTCACCATTTTCTTTAACAACTGCATAGCCTTTACACCCACCATAGTTTCTCTTAATTTTCCACGGCATAGCCTAATTTTATCACAAGTCTAGGTCTTTTGCGAGAGCATACTTGGGCTTTGCGCCAATTACCTGCTTCAAAATCTCGCCATTTTCTACTACCATAATGACTGGAATAGATGTAATTCCAAACTCAGTGGCTAGTTCTTGGTTTTCGTCAACATTGACCTTAATTAGTTTAACTCCAGCCTCATCTGAGAGCTCTTGTAAAACTGGACCAACCATCTTACATGGACCACACCACTCAGCCCAGAAATCTACAATTGCCTTGCCTTCGATTCCATTCAGGAATTCTTGCTTACTCATAATAACCTCCTATGTTATTTGTGCGCCTAGAGGGACTTGAACCCCCACCCTTACGGACCAGAACCTAAATCTGGCGTGTCTGCCAATTTCACCATAAGCGCAAGTGAAAGGGTAGACTGCAAAATATCCAACTGCACTAAATAGCGTAACGGATTCAGCCTTTTACGCTGTCGCAGACCAAGACTCTGCGAATGTCGGGATATCGGAATAAGTAACTACACCATCCTAAGATTGTCTACCCTTTCGCTGGAATGATAGGACTCGAACCTATAACCCGCCGATTAACAGTCGGCTGCTCTGCCATTGAGCTACACTCCAAGAGGAAAGATAGATAGTCGTGAGAAATACCTATCTTTCCAGAGCCCCCTTTCGGATTCGAACCGAAGACCGCTCGCTTACAAGGCGAGTGCTCTACCACTGAGCTAAGGAGGCGAGTGTGTCCTGCATTAGTAACAAAATACTAACCGTGTTTATTCCAGAAGTGGGACACAACCTTCTGGGCGCTTTTACTTTGTACCGCCAGCGATACAGTAAGTAACTCCAGTTCCCCAACTATCAACCATTACGAGTGAATAAACTTCACTAGAAGAAGAGACACTATGCTTAAAAGCAAGCTTTCCCTTCTTATCTGCAATGGCAGACAGGTTTGCAACCTGATATGTATTAGGGTATGCATAGTTGATATTCCATTTGCTACCCCTTGGCAATCCAGTAACTACCATAGATGTAGTAACATTATTGCCTGACCTGGACATGGTAAGAGTCCACGAAGACTCGTTATAGCATGTTCCAGACCAAGAGCTTCTCTGCGATGAAGCAGAGTATGCAGGGACACTAACGCCTAGGATTAGTGTAATTGCTGCCATAAATACTAAGGCTTTGTTCTTGTTTAGTTTGAACATAGTACAATTTTACACTATCCTAGAGCGTTTGTCAAGGATTTATAGCTTCGGGTCTAAGTCTTTTCCAGCACTCCATCTGATATTATCTCTAAGTTCAAAATGAAGGTGTGGTCCAGAGGAATTACCAGTATTACCAGTCTTTCCAATTACTTGTCCACGCTTTACTTTCTGTCCTGGCTTTACCAAAGACTTAGAAAGATGAGCATAGATTACCCAACCCTGTGCGACCTTCTGAATAACATGGGTTCCATATGCGCTTCCCCAGTTTCCAGATTCAATCTTACCATCTGCTGCAGCAATAACAGTTGTTCCTTCAGGAACAGCAAAGTCTACGCCAGTATGATAACCCTTAGACCACATTCTACCCTTTTTCTTGTAGGGAGTTGTAATCTTTCCGTTCTTAATTGGGAGGCTTAGCGTAGCCTCATCTGCTTTTTTTGGACTCGCAACACTTGCAGTTTTAGCCACTGTGGGTTTAGCCACTACTGGTTTTTCTGCAAGCTTCTTAAGAGCAGCAAATGACTTTGGACCAATAATTCCGTCAGCATCGCCAAATGTTGGGTTAGCCTTCTGCCAAGCAACTACTGCCTTCTTTGTTACTGGACCATATTGACCATCTACATCCTTGCCAGTGAATCCTAAAGCTTTTTGGATTACTTTGACATATTCTCCAGTTTCCCCTGGTTGAATTGGGTCATTTGGGTATGCTGCTGGGTCGTGTGGTTTTTCAGCTTTTGGCTTAATTGCTTTTACTGGACCTGGGAACTTAGGACGACCAAAGCCAACAATGCTGACCTCTACACCCTTCTTGTTCTTCTTGTATCCACGAATCTTCTTCTGAACCATACCACCATTACGCTGGTCACCAACTGCACCAGAAGTATTACCCTCTACAGTTGTTACAGTTCCATCTCCATTGTCCTTAATGACAATACCAACATGCGAAATTCGATGGACATCATCTGAAGGAAAATCAAAATATACGACATCGCCAGGAAGTGGCTTTGCATCTTCCGCGTCCGACCATGATTTTGCCTTTTTAAATGCGTCTGCACCTGATGGGGTGTAAACAGTAGAGCCTGGAAGTTTAAATCCAGCCTGATTCGCACACCACATAACAAATGAGCCACACCATGGAACAAAGTTAGCACCTGTAAATGCACCATACTTTGTTTGATTATCTTTTGGACCTTCGACAACGCCAACCTCTTTGAGAGCAACCTCTACAAATTTTTCGGCAGTGCCAAGCTCCGATGGTTTCTTAGCCATGTTTTACCTCTTTATCTAATTAGATTTGATAGTTTCCTATCAGTGCCTGTACTAAGATTTGAACTTAGTCAGATTCCTTATGAGAGAATCTAGGTCGCCAGACCGTCTACAGACTTTGCACCCCATACGAGATTCGAACTCGTGGTCTCTTCCGTGAGAGGGAAGCGTCCTAACCGCTAGACCAATGGGGCTTGGCGGAACAAGCAGGATTCGAACCTGCGGTAGATTTTACTCTACGCCTCTTTAGCAAAGAGGTGGCTTAAACCGCTCACCCACTGTTCCTTGAGATATATATTATATACCTAAGTGCGCCTTGGTGGACTTGAACCACCGACCTTCCGCGTATCAGACGGATGCTCTGACCAACTGAGCTAAGGGCGCTTGGTACACCGTGAAGGATTCGAACCTTCGACCCGTGGATTAAGAGTCCACTGCTCTACCGCTGAGCTAACGATGCTTGGTACGCCGTGTTGGATTTGAACCAACGACTCTCAGGATATAAGCCTGATGCCAAAACCAGCCTAGGCTAACGGCGCGTTAGCACCCAGACAAGGACTCGAACCTCAACCAATGGAGCCAGAATCCATCGTTCTGCCAATTAAACTATCTGGGTATATTTAGTCTTGATACATTCTCCAGTGGTATCTGGTTTCTCCAACCCTCCCACAAAGAGAACACACCTTTTCTGTTTTGGCAATGTTTAGTCTAGAATTTTCTGCTGGAACATATCTATCTTCATAGACATGCTTATGGTCAGACTTCTTAGTCTTGGGCTTTGCCTTTTTCTTACTTTGACGAATTACTTCGTCTCTTTCATAGTCTTCATATTTTGACACGCACCCCCTGAGAGATTCGAACTCCCGACCTGTAGGGTAGAAACCTATCGCTCTATCCACTGAGCTAAGGGGGCAATATTTAGTTTGCTGCTGGGGATGGTTTGGAGTTAATGAACTCTCTATCGTCAATGATTTCAAATGCATACTCGCGAATTTTCGCTTCATGCTTAGTAAAATGATGACCACAAAAATATAGGTCACCATTAATACCATTTACCCACACAAATGCCTCAGCATTGCATGAGTCACAGCGGTCTGCTGTTGTTGTTTGTCTTTGCTTTTCTTCTACTTCTTCCTTGGCATCTGTCATAGGAGTAGTATATAACAATCTTAGTCAATTGTCAAGTGTTTTTGAAAGCGAGTATCTGTCAAAGCACCCATTGCCTTTTCAGCTTTTCTCCACTCTTCAGGTAGCATCTCTACCAAACCTAGTGCTCTTGCCCTACGGATAATGTGTCTACGAGCTGCCTCATAATTTGCAGCGCGACCAACGGACTGAATTGCATTTTCTAAATCTGCTTGGTCTGCAATTGGGAATGAGCCATCTTTCATAGCCTGTCCATTCGCAGCCATTCTGCGTCTCTGTGATGCGCTATAATCTCTTTTTTCCATTACTTCCACTTCCTCAAGTCAAATGCTGAGCCAGACCACTTCTTCATATTTTTAATTTGATTCCACTTAGTACGAGACCAAGAGAATCCTGCGTCTCCGCCCCACAAGTCCCAAGCAACTCTACCTGGACTTGGGAAACCCTCTTCGCCAGAATTAAATCCTGTCGCTTGCTTATCTACTTCGTGACGAGAAAAGAATGAGTACATTCTTGCAACTGTTGAAGGTGTAAGATTAGTTCCATTTACAATTTGATTTGCACGAGCAAGACCAACTCTTGTTCCTCCACGCTTTCCTTCTGCTTTCCATGCTAATGCTCTACGAGCAGCAGACTTCATGCCATCAGTTGGACGAAGATTAATGTCTGCTTTGTATAGCTCATCATACTTATCCCAGTCTTCAAGGTCGTCTTCGTCATCATCCATGTTTTCCATAGAATGACCGTCAAGTGTTTCTAGTCTTTCTGCATCATTGTGCATCATACCAATACTAAATGGAGTAGGCATCCACTGACCGTCTTCCTCTTCCATATAAACTCTAACAGACATTGCTGGGTTTTCTGGTGGCATAGACTCAAGTGCGTATCTATCTCCTGGAGTTCCGAGGGTTCCACCCTCAATCATAATGTGTTCTACACGACCATGAACTACTCCAGCAGCAGTTCTGCCCATTACATAGTCGCCTTCTTTAATGTGTGCCATAACCCTATTCTACCACATCTTCCCCAAGTTTAAGCTCCTGATATAGCTGTATAAACAGGAGAAACTCATCGGCTTCTAGCTCATTTTTGGCAGCAGTAAAGTCTTCACTTTTGTCACAAAGCCTGACATTCCAGTCACCTTCTTCATTCATTGGGTTCATCTCAATGAATCCCTTATTCCATAGGTTAAACAGGATATCGTTAGTAATAGCCTCATGAACATCCATAAATTCTGGCATACTCAAAAGTTCATCAGAGAACTTGTAGAGGGGCTCTCCATCATCGGTTTCCCCCACGATTTCCATAAGACCAACTTCGAGAAGATAGTCTAGCATTTCTGCAATATCTTCTGGGTCTGGTGCAAATTCGTCTTCCATCATATCTCCTAAATCATTCCTAGATTAATTAAATAATCTTTCATACTGTCTGGCATTTCTCTTTTAGGAGCAAATGTGACATTTCTTTCTTCCATTTCTAGTCTATCTTGTCTCGCTAAACTCTTGTATGTATGAATCTCAATTTCTTTATTCATTACTTTTGGAGTTCCAGAAATTGCATTGTAGATAGAGCCACACACGGCATCGGAGAGGTCTTTAGAACCTTTTCTCGGGTGGTCAACTTTATCTTTTAGAATACGCAATTGTACCAGCTCATCCTTGAGCAAGTCAATACTTGGACCAATAACTCTTTCCTCTGATACTAACATTTTCATATCTTCGTAGTGCTTCTTGGCAACGGATAGAATCTCAGTATTAATACCATAAGCCTTTAGCTCATTCATAATGTCAAAGGAGTTCCATCTATCGAATGTAACCTTCTTAATTCTAAACCCACGATTTCTTACCTCAAGGATGTAGTTTTTAACATCTGTAAAATCTACAGGCTTATCTGCTGTTGGAGTCCACCAACGAACTGCATCGACAACAACGACAGGTACAACAATATCTACCTCGTTGATTGTGTGAGTCTTTACCCACTTTTCAACATGGGCTAGAGATACCGCACAATGGTCATGCTTTTGCGCAAGGTCAACATGCATAAAATAAATCTTGTCATCGTCTGGAGTAAACCATTCTGCAAACTGACCATGCTCATTGATTGCAATCTGACTCTGATTAAAGCAGGTATCAACCTTTTCCCTTGATGGGAAGAACGCATCTACTGCGTCTGGTGGCATACAAGCAAAACGAGACAGGGCATCTGTAGGATTAGTCAAGAATTGAATCTTAAAGTCTGTAATCTTACGAGTTGGATTTACTTCCCATGTAGGTCTGCGTAAAGCAAATACTCGTGGAATTCTATAAGCATTAATATGGTCTTCTTCCCAATGAATCGAGAATCTATTTTTCTCATCAAAAACATCTCCATCTTCGTCAATAACAAACTCATACTCACGGATAGTTGTTTCCTTATCCGCCACTACAGCATTGTAACGCTGCTGAATAAAGTCATTCTTATAGCGAGGGAATGAAAGAAGAATTAGTTTACCAAAGTCTGGGAAACGAGAGTCTACAGATGCACGATACATATCATAGATAGCACCTGCAGTTTTAGCTTGGTCGTGACCAGTTGTATTTTCAATAGCAAAGCCTGAAATCTCATCGAGGATAACGCAGATAACATTGTAACCTTCGAATGATTCTCTTTCTGAGTGACCTGAGTAACAGGTTACATTCTTATCAAATTGAATATAGCTTTGCTTTGGGTCGTACTTTCCAGCGAACCAAGGTGAATTTTCAATACGCTTTTTAAAGTTATCAAAGAAAACTCGCTTTGCTTGGTCGGCGTTGATAGCGATATTAATGATATCAATGGAGTCTCCTGGTGGTTTTCCATAATATCTAGCAGGGTCTTTTAGACATAGCAACAAATAAACAATATAGGACACCGCAATTGTTGACATATAGTCCTTACCAGAACCCTTGCCTAATTGAAGAATTACTTCACTCATTGTCTGTTTCCAGCGAGCATTTGCAACTTCTTCTCCATAAAGATGGATAAGGGTTTCCTTCTTATAGATTTGAGACATTGCTCTAATAGAAGTATACTGATGCTCTGATAGAGGAGGTAAACCTAGATAGTCTGGATTAGTTACAAACTCTTCAATTGGGACGGGTCTTTCTTCAAAGTCTTCGCCACCTAGCATATCCAGAATATCATCAAACATTAGAATGCCTCTGCTTTATCTGTTACTTCACTAAGTCTAGCCATTACCTTCGGCTTACAATGGTCACACTGAGACACTACATCTTTAATGATAGATGCAAGTAGTTGCTGCTTTTCTTCCGTAGCAATAATCTTTTCAGCCATCTCATTGTTTTCTAAAACACCTGCTTTTTGCAACATATCAATCTGCTTCTGCTGAATATCTGCAACAAGTTTTACTGCAGCAGTTCTTTGTGCAAGGTTGGAGGTATTTGTTGCCTCTTCAATAATATCCCATGCTTCTTTAATTAACATAGAATAGTGTGCGTCTGCTCCACCCAAGGCTTCACGAGCTCTCATTTGAACTTGACGGTCAGATTGTACGACACCGCGCCATTCGTTTAGATACTCAATAACATCCTTGCGAGTGAATCCAGTAACCTTGGCAATCCTTGTTGGGTCTGTATTACCCTTCAAAAACTCTGCTACTACTTTATTGATTCGCTCCCAATGGTCAGCTAATTCTAAATCAGACATTCTTTTTCACATACTTTCTCTTGGGCTTTACAATACACTTTAATCTATCAACATAGAAGGCTCTGTATCCAGTCTTGCTATAGCAGTCAATCCACATTACATCTTTTTCTTTATGATGAACTACTCTCTGAAAAACGAATTCGCCCTTTTCCTTTTTTATTTTAATCCTAGTTCCTGGAACGATAACATCTCTTCCGTGTTTATACTCGTACATAATTTCCCAGTTTGGATTAACATAATGTTCGGTTTGAAGCTTTTTCTTTCTAGCCATTATCCACCTGTGCTATAAAATCCAGAGCCTTTAAATTGGACAGGAGAAGCGCTGAAAACACGCTTCATAATATATCCACACTTTTCGCACATGACAGGATTGTCTCTGTCATCAACATGCCTCTTTAAATCTTGAGACAAATCACATTCTATACAAATATACTGGTAAGTAGGCATAATCGTATTATATCAGTAGTTTCCTTCAAGACGCTTAATTTCATCTTGAATATAGAAAATAGCCTTCTTCAAATCTTCGATATGCTTTTCTTCATTCTTAAGACCAGCTCTCCAAAGATATTTGATTGCGTTTCCAATATTATAGTTACGATGGCGTACAACCTGAATGCACTCAATACCGCTTGGGTCAGATGTATAGTGCTGTGGATGATTTACCATATCTGATACATATACTTCTGTATATTTTGAATCCGCGCTGTTTGTTGTTTCTTGATGGTTAGAGTTCCAACCGTGATATTCTTTCACTTTAATTTCCCTTCAATTTCTTTAAGTCTAGGTAGAGCATACTTGGTAATCACATCTTCCCAATTCCACTCTTTGTGTATTTTAATAGCCTTACTTGCTGACTCTTTAAACTCTTGCTCATGGTTCTCATAAACCTCTCGCATAAGTTTTCTTATAGATTCTTTTCTTGGCATGTATATCTCTCCAAGATATGATTCCTTTAGATACTCTGGAATTCTTTCTGGCACTGGAACAAGGTCACTTTCAATCTTATGCTTAATATCATCCTTGTACTCAGCCCACTCCCAGCTAGAAATAACTGGCATACCAGAAGCCATAGCTTCTAGTGGCATCATTCCAAAGCCTTCTCCCCACGATGGATATACTAGGCAATGAGTATTGTGTAGCATTTTGAGATAATCACTAAATGATAATGAATCTCTAATTACTTTGATATTGCTGTAGATAAGTTCTGGGGCAACCATGTTTCCATCTTTATCTGGAACACGAATTGTATGACCTTGGCTGTAGCACTTAATTAAAAGAAGAACATCTGGATTGTCTCCAAACTCTTCAATGAATGCTTCTACAGTTACCTGTCCACCTTTACGAATGTATGGTTCTCCAAGGTGTAGGAAGATAAACTTATTGTCCTGTAGCTTCCGCTTGGCAGGAATAAACTTTCCTGAAACGCCATGAGGAACTACATAGACTGGCTTACTTACTGTCTTACGATATACATCTGCAATCCAAGACGATGTAGCCCAAATCTCATCTCCCTTGTCTAAACATCTAGTCCATCTCTCACAAAGCTCTGTAGTTTCATGAGCAGAATAAAGAATATTGTATGCATTAGCAAGTAGAATGTGGTGCTGTGGAACAGCAAATGAAATATTAATCTCTGACTCTTGACTTAGGCGTTGCACATCATATCCAGCTTCATACAACTGATTGTATAGATTGCTACTTGCTGTGGCGTATCCACTATCATTTGTTGAGTAATCAGAGTACATGGTTGCCCCTGTTACATTAAGTTTTACTTTTTCCATGAACGCTGATTCCTTATCATTCCATGCTTTTCTAGTGCTCTTTGAATAGTCATATGACTTACTCCTGCTTCCGCTGCCATTTCATTGATGTTCTTTCGCTCCACTACATATCTCTTGTGTAGCCACACCTTAGACTCGTGTAGTTTCATTACTTTACCTTTTCCTTATAGGCATAGTAAGCGATTCCCATTGCATCTCCAACATCGTTATCATCTACATCCACACCAAATTCCTTAAAAAAGTCCATAGTCTTTTGCTTACGAATTTCGCGAATACGAGCCTTAATAAAAGCCTCGCCCTTGCCTGGATACTTAGATTTTACTTCTTCCTTCATAGCCTTCGTAAAATTGTTATTACCAATGTACGACTGCCATTGAATTGGTGTCAGAGTTACTACCTCTGTCTTCTTATCAAGGATATTGGCGAGTAGTGCTCCGACAACCATTGCAATCTTTAATCCAGCATCTGCAGAGCGAACCATAATTGCTTGCTCAATAGCAACATATTCTGGATTTGTTACCTGCTTAATTGCCTTTGCCTTTTGACCAGCATCTTTAATCTTATCGTATATTGTAGCACCAACGATAGGAAGCTTACCTATTTTAATAATCTTTCCATCTTCAATTAGACAGAAAGCTACAGAAGCAGTAGACGCATCAATTCCTAGAACTCTTTTTGCTTTTGTTTTTCTCAAGTCCTGCAATAATGTTTTCAATTGATTTCTTTGTCCTTACTGTTCTATTCTTGATTTCTTTTCTTTCACAAATTATGCACTCATCTGATGCATTATATTTGCTTAGTGGAGCACCACATTTACACAGTCTTTCTTCGCCAGAAAGTCGTCTTCTCTTCTCATAATACTTCTCCATAATTCGCTTATTTGTAGCGATACGGCAGCACTGATTAGAGCAATACTTTTGATTATGTGTTTTGAATTCAAACTCTTTCTGACATTCTGCACACTTTTTCATAACTTCCTAACTTGAAGAGGCTCAATCTTTGTGCGACCATCGGGCGCTGATTGACAAGCATCGAAGATTGGGCAATACTTACACTGATAAGAAGACTTTGTATAGCCACGCTTTACATTCTTTTTGTCAACCCAAGCTTGACGAACTTCTCGCATCCAGTCAAAGATGTAGTCTACATACTCTTGGTTTTCTTCTGTCATTAGGACAGGGAAAGTTGAGATTTCATGAGTATTCTTGTTTTCATATAAGAAGAATCCTTCGTCTGCTCCTACGCCCTTCATGTAGATAAGAATCTGAACAAGGTGTGACTCAGATGGTGTCTCAGTCATTTTGCGTAGGTCATACTGCTCGGACTTGATTGTCTTAATTTCTCCAACAACCTCTTCCCCATCAACTTCCATAATAACATCGATGAAGCCACGAATTGGTGGGTCTGATATCTTTAACTCTCGTTCAATTTCTTTTACGGTAGCAACCTCAGTTACCTTGCGTAGAGCCTTTTGAATACGGTCATGGCTTGCTGTGCCATTCTCCATAGCAGCCATACCTTCTGCGGTAAAAGAATCCTTGAACTCTACACCACTAAACGCAAATTGCCAGTAACGAGGACAGGTTCCAAAACCATATCCTACCGTAGATGGTGAAAATGAATATTTAGTTTGAATACCATCTCTCTGCTTACCCTCTAGGCTTGCAGCCTTAAGCTCCTTCATAAGCTTTTTATGATTTAGCTTAGTCTCTCTCTTGCGATTCTTTAGTGCTTTAATATGATTTGTCGGTGACATTTTTCTCCTAGTAAGTCTTTGTAGTATATTTTAGTGCGCCTACAAGCTTATCTATTGTATCAGACATTGTGTAGTAGACATTCTTCTTTGTGTGATTCACCGAACCGCTTGGACCCTTTGCAACTGTTGTATACCATGTTGCAAGAATCTGAAACTTAGCAGACATCGCCTGAAGTTTTGTGATGAGTGAAACGGCTTGCATTGCAGGGACATCTGGCTTCATAAGAAGCTTGACGACAATTGCTAACGCTTCGTCTAGGTCATCGTCCTTCATGAACTCATGTAGGTCATTGAACTCTGTGATTTTACTAATGTAATCAAGACTGGTTTCCATATAATTCTTCCTCTAATTCCTTAATTCTTTCTTCCATTTGCTCAAGAATAGCCCACTCAATCACGGCTAGACGGGTCTTATATTTATCCCCCAATACTACCATAAGAGCAGGGGATTTGTCAAGGTCTGTCCGTAATGCGTCAGTTACAATCTTAGCCCAGTTATCCTGAGACAAAGAGTATGACTTTGAGTATTCTTTTACATCGATGATGAATCCTTTCCAGGTTGCATCACCCTTCTGATACTGACCACGACCAGAGTTCTTATGCGCCTTAGCACCAATCTTTTTTAGTTCTCCGCGCTCACTCATAGCCTAGCCTCCGAATAGTGTTCATTTGAGCAAGACCAAGTAATCTTCATCTTAGTTTCATTAAGTCTTGCAGAGTTACAAATCTCATTGCACTCTTGACAAACAAATGTTCCAGAGATTTGAACTGAGTCATCTGATTCTTCTTGCTTTGTTTGAGTTTGTTTATTTAAAAACTCTTTAGGGTCTATCATACCTTCTCGTACACCAAAGCCTTTAGCTGGTCAAACATTTCTTGGTTGTTACGAACTAAATCTACAACCTTTGCACGACCCTGTACTCGTTCTCCTAGAACCGTATACCAAGCACCACCGCGCTCGATTACACCCATCATTTCTGCTGTGTCAACTAGGTCTGCAACCTCGTCCACACCAACATGGTCTCCTTGGAAATAGAAGTCATATGCTCCTGTAATAAACTGTGGACCAGTCTTATTGTAGTCAATAGTCCAGTTTACAGGACGACCAACCTTCTGCTCAATCA